AGAGGGGGGAAGAGTAAAAAATGTACAGTGCGAAAACGGGAGCTTCCACAGGGAGAACGCAAAAGGAGTTCGATGGGGTGTAAAACTTCGGGACGTAGCGGAGTCGGGACTTCTACCGACACCTATGGCACAGGATGCAAAAGGGAAAGAGAACAGCCCCTCCCAACAACACAAAAACGAATTAGCAATCGTGGCAACTCGTGGAGAGACTTCCCAACTCAATCCCCGGTTTGTAGCAGAGATGATGGGCTTCCCACCGAACTGGACGGAATTACCTTTCCAAAATGGAGAAGCGAGTCCATCAAAGGAGGGGGAAACGCCATAGTTCCTCAGGCGGCTTTGCAACTTTTTAAAGCAATAGAGGCTTATGAACATAAAAAACATATTCCCTAACGCTATCATAGGTCAGGATATCGAAGGAGCATATTTCGTATACGATAGAAACCGTGAAGTGATGGGATTTGTTTCTGGTGATGTATTCCATCTTAACGCTGACTACACGCACAGGGACGCAGCACTTGAACGACTACTTAAAAACAACATCAACATAGAAAAATGGGTAAATGAGAACGATAGAAGCAGAACACGATAACGGCTTTCGATACCAAAAAGTGATTAAGGACACCGGACACATGACCGAACGCATACGGCAAGACCCCGAAGGCTATGAGAAGGCAAAAGAGAACGCTAAGAAAAGCAACGCCTGGAAGCCTGTCGTAAAATGGTACGAGGGCAGAGAACGAACCGTAAGCGACCACGAAAAGGACGCTAAGAAAGCCATAGAGCGTTTTAGGGGGCATAATATGGGTGTTAAGTACGAACAGATCGCAGAGTTGTGCGGTTGCAGTGTAGGAACCATCTCACTGATTATGTGCAATGAAAACCGGTGCAGTGAGGAAATGGCTGATAGGATTATAACGGCACTTTCGAAGTATGAAGGGAAATCAATTAAAAACATAAACGGGGAAATATAATGAGTAACCACTTAACCTTAAAATGGGGAACTTTAAAGTCATGGGATTTTGAAGGGTGTGAAAAAGGAATAGAGTTGCTGAAAGAATACTCACAGATTGGATCATCTTTTAGCGCAATGTGTCAAAAAGACACTAAAAGGCAAAAAGAGATAATATGCGAACTTATAGATTTAGTTGATTCTGATAAAATATACTTACATTGGAGCGGTAAAGAAGTATCTAAAAATGAGGCTAAAGAATATGTATTGAATTACAGATCATCAGAACAAATACCCCTTTAAACAATCTGCAAACGCAGAACAAGACCCATAAACGTGGGCCTTGCTAAATTTAGGCTACTCGGCAAAGGGGCCGGAAACGGTGTCGGGTAGCCTTTTTTTATACATAAGACCCGTAAATATTGTATATTACATAAGCAAATAAATTAATTTGTAATAAAGAGCCTCCGAGATTCTCTTGTAAGTATGGAGGCAAGAACATACCACACGATGGCAGAACTACTATCTCAGAAGATGCAGGCTCTAATAGCAATGATGACAATGATAGTATCATGGATAATTGCACAGGGGGCTATCGTTGAGCAGGGGTTTGATCAGTTATTTAGTTTAGGGCTTCTTATTGTGGCTATTACCGTTGTTTGGAAAGCGTTCAACAAAAAGGACGAAAGCGAATCTCAACTGCTCAGAGATCAAATTAAGGCTAAAGACGATCTAATCGAAATTCAAAAGGATATTATAGATGGGTATAAGCAGAAAGGAGATTAAGCCTCAACGTCTCACAGACACCGAAAAGATTGCAAAAGAAAGCCCGATTCACGATATTGAAAAAGTAGAACAGCCCGAACGCAAACCAAAAGACGATGATATGTGGAATAAGATCAAAACAACACTCTTAGAACGCCTTCTCCCTACACTTCGAGATCAGATAGACATAGACATTGACGTAAGAAAGAAAGGCGGTACAGGCGTTGTTCAGGCAAGTGTCACCGTAACAGCATTGGGGCGTGTGATCTTAATGAGAAAGAAAACATTCAAGCTATGAGATGGATAAGGGATTTTTGCGTACTGATGCTGTTCCTGCCTGTTGTCGTAATTGTATGTTTAATCTGTAGCCTACCGGTGTTGAAGTAATGTTCGAAAACTTCCACAAATACCTAAAGCGATTCTTTTCCCAGCCACACGTTGACGGTGGACTACTGAACGAGGCAATACGGGACGCATGGTTATTTAGGGGAAGGGTAGGGACACAGACAGAGGCAGAAAAGAAGATTTTACCATTGCAGATAAACAGGAACTGAATGCAAGTAACTGAAAAACATCTTAGGTACTTCAAGAACGCAGAGTTTGTACGTGAAGGCCGTAACTGGCTACCGATGTACAATCCTCGGCTTTTGATACTCTTGGACACGTTCAGGCACCTAACAGGCCCTTGCATACTAAGCCCGCATCCTTTAGCCCTCGGCAGAATGAGCTATCCAAAAAGACCAGGAACTCTACACAAGTACGATGCAGAAGAGGGCGTTAGGGCAATAGATGTGTTTCCACATATACCAAACAAGCCCGACACGAAATGGCATAGAAAGGAAATTGCTGTAACATGGATTGAAGAAGCAGAGCGAATTGGGTTAAGTTGCGGACTATACCCTCAGTGGACTTACAAAGGAAAACAACGCCCAGGTCTGCATCTTGATATACGCCCCAAACAAACACAATGGGGATGGTTAGACGGAAAGCAAGTAATTATTGGGCAAGCAATAGAATCACTTTAGATCGCACCCACGATCTGTACTCTAAGGCGCTATACTTTGAACGGATAGTTGCTCTTAAAAACAGCCTTAATCGGCAATCTGACTGAGATCATAAGAATTATGGCATACAAAACATCTGACTTAAAGATAAAGGCAGAGAAGGCAATCAAAGATAATGGATTGTACTTTATAGAGGATCTTGTAGCCTACCTACCCTGTTCAAAGCCTACATTTTACGAACACTTTCCTATAAATTCAGACGGTTATAACCAAATAACTGATTTAATGTCAGAGAACGGGGTTAACAATATTATTAAAAAAAACAGAAATAAGGTAACATCAAGTAAAAAGAAAAAGGGATGTGGTTATGTATATGTGATAAAGTGTAAAGGATTTGACTTATATAAAATTGGCATATCTAAGATAGATGTACCTAATAGGTTGTCAAACCTACAATCAGGTAATCCTTTTGAGCTTGAAGTCGTAAGGGTATTTTACTCTAATCACTATTCATTACTTGAACATGAAATACATGAAAGATACTCTAAATATAGAGTAAGGGGTGAGTGGTTTGAATTTAATGATGCAGAATTGTTATGTGTACTATCTGAACTAACAGAGCAATCCAATAAACAATTGAGGTTGTTCTAATGGCTTACAATAAAAAAGATCTTGAGGAAAAAGCATTAACTGCCATAAAAGAAAATGAGCTATATTTTATACAAGATGTAGTAACATACTTACCATGCAGTTCAGCCACTTTTTATAACCACGAATTAGAAAAATTAGAAACCATTAAAAGAGAGCTTGAAAAAAATGCTATACGCACTAAGGTCTCTATGCGTAAGAAGTGGAAAGATTCTGATAACGCCACTTTGCAGATGGGATTAATGAAACTGCTTTCAACAGATGAAGAACGAAGGCGATTAGCGATGGAATACAGAGATCACACAACAGGTGGCCAAAAACTTGTAATGCCTAAATTCGTAATGGATGAACCAGCCAATAGCGAAAAGTCCGACTAAAGTATTCCAGTCAGTATTTGATTGCATAGAATCAGGTATACCCATACTTATTCATTCAGGAGGGACAAACTCAGGAAAGACTTATTCCATAGTACAAGCTCTTCTTACATTAGCATGTTATCAGAATTGGGTGATATCCGTAACCGGACAAGACAGGCCAAATCTTATCGTTGGTCCTTACCGTGATGCACAGGATATTATAAGTCAAGATCCATTTATTAAAAGCATGATAGTAAATTGGAATAAGTCGAGAATGGAATTTGAATTCAGTTCAGGTGCCATTGTAGAGTTTGATAGCCGTTCTGATCAGCAAGATGCAAAGCAAGGGAAAAGAAAGATACTGTTCGGTAATGAAGCAAACGGATTGCCATTCGTTGTATATGAAGAAATGAGAATGAGAACATCTGTTCTTTCAATAATGGATTTTAATCCAACTGCAAGGTTTTGGGCGCATGATAAATACGAGGCACGCGATGATGTAATGTGGGTAAACACTACATACAAAGACAATCCATTTATAGACCAAAGTGTTTTAGAAACTATTCTTAGCTACGAACCCACACCCGAAAACATAGCAAGGGGAACGGCTAACGAGTACCGGTGGAAAGTGTACGGACTTGGTGAGGTTGGACGATTAGAGGGATTGGTATTCCCTGATTTCAAAGTATCAAGCGAGTGGCCGGACGAATACAAGTGGAGAGTCTTTGGTATGGACTTTGGATATACGAACGACCCTACGACACTGATTGAGATTAGATACGCTCATGGGAACCTGTATTGGAAACAGCATATCTATCAAACAGGGCTAACGAATCCTGAAATAGCCAAAGAAGTCAAGCGCTTAGAGTTCAACCGTGAAAAGATAGTTGCAGACAGTGCAGAGCCGAAGAGTATAGAAGAGATTAAGCGTAATGGATGCTATATCATACCGGCTGAGAAAGGAAGAGACTCTATCAACCAGGGGATTGATGCAATAAAGCGCTATAAGTGTTATATTCATTCAACAAGCAAAGACCTGATCGAAGAGTTTTCATCCTACACATGGGATAAAGACCGAGACGGGAACCCGACAAATAAGCCGGTGGATAAGTTTAATCACGGTATTGATGCCGGACGATACGCACTAAGTAAGAAAATCCTGAAACCACAACTTGGCTACTCATGAGCATTTTTAACAAAATCTACCCACCGCGCGACATGGAGAAAGTCGAGAACAAGAAAATGATAGAGAAAGGCATATCAGGATGGAGCGTATTTAGTTCGGGCAATAAAACAGCGGAGTTATTTGACCTATCTGACCATTCTGTTGTGCTGAATGGATACAATACCAACCCCTATGTGTATTCGGTAGTGAATCGTTTGGCTTTATTAATGTCATCTATCCCGATTAAGGTTCAGAAAGTCGTTAATGAGAAGTCGCACTACAAATACAAGTCTTTGCCACCTGAAGAGCGATTGAGTGTTAAGGCGTTGAGACTGAAACGTGAATCTTACGAAGATGCACCCGATCACAGGTTACAAGAACTGCTCGACAGACCGAATAAGCAAGACGGGGCAAGTGAGTTTCGATATAACTATTTCATTAACAAGCTAACGACAGGAAATGCCTTTATTGAGGCTATTAAACCCACTGAATCAAGACCACCGATTGAAATTTGGAACCTCCCGCCACTATCTATAAGCCTGAACAAATCGAATAACTTCTATGACAAGATTATAGAGCTATACTTTAATTGGGGCACGACTTCAAAAACGATCCCAAAAGAACTGTTCATGCACTCCAAGTATTACAACCCCGATGGTAGTGTTTGGGGGTTGTCACCACTAAGTGCAGCCCGTAGAGCTGTGAAGATGATTAATGACGGTGAAGATTGGAACGTGCCTTAATTCAGAACGGTGCTAAGCCTGAATATGTGATTGTTGTACCGGAGGGTACAGGGGAACAGCAAAGAGAGAACATCAAAAAAGATTGGATGGATCGTTATGCAGGAAAAAACAACATCGGCAAAGAGCCGTTTGTAGCTGAAGGCGATTTTATGAAGTTTGAGCAGTTAGGGTATAACGTGAAGGATATGGATTGGGCTAATTCTAACCTCACATCCATGCGTAAGGTGTATGATGTGTATGGTGTTAGTTCTGAGTCTTTCAACGATCCCGAGACAAAAACCATGTCAAACAAGAAAGAGGCAATCAGATCGCTTTATACCGATAGGGTTTTGCCTGAATACGAAATCTTTGTAGATGAGCTTACACGGTGGTTAGTGCCGATGTATGGTGATGAAAATATTACTCTCACAATGGATTTAAGCGGAATTGATGCCCTTAACGAGGAGAAAGACAAGGTTGCTACCCGAATGAGTACATCGGAATGGCTTACCATGAACGAAAAACGTCAAGAGATGGGATTTGATCGTATTGATAACCCTGTATTTGATGAGCCTTGGTTAAGCCTTAACAAAATGCCTTTATCTGAAATGATGATGGAACCGACTAACCCCGAAGAAGAAGCGAAGGCACTTTTAGAGGAGTATAGTAGAAATGGGAAAAATTAAGCACCCATCACTTGAATTAAATTGGCTTCCGAAGCCTAAACAAATGTCAATACCCGACATTTATATTGTTGACAACTATGATTATTCAGGCTGCTACTACAAGCCACAACGGAACGAAGCTATATTGGATGATAGGTGTGTTTCTTTAGAAAATGGATTGATAGTGATAAAAAGAGATACAAGCCCTTCAACAATAGCACATGAGTTTAGGCATCATTTACAATACATGAATGGCATAAATTCAGAGATTCAGGAATGGGATTTCAATAAGCCGTTTAAAGATGCGATCATTGAATATTACACTAATTCGTTTTCGGAAATGGATGCTCTTTTATACGAGTGTAAATACTACCCTGATGATGACAATATGGAGTGGTTTGAATGGCTGAACTAACTGAACAGCGCAAGCGTATAATTTGGAAGACCTTTGATAGCAGGCGATGGGGCTACTACCGCCAAGCCCGAAGGATAGCCCGAAATGGACTACAAGAGTCAGTTAAACCCGTTATTGAGTTATTAGAAGATAGAGGTGTTGACGTTGCTTACGATAACTTTGACGCTTTTATTGATAAAGAACCCCTTCGAGACGCTTACAATCGAATCTATACTATGGTAGGCGTTCCCTTTGCCCGTAGGTCTAATGAGGACTTAATGGGCAAAATGAAGCAAGAGGATGAAGACTGGGTTAGACGTGTGATGGGTTATTTAGGAATTGCCCTAAATGACAGACTCGATGCCGTTACACTCACAACAAAAAACCGTATAGCATCTGTATTGTCTGCCGGAATCCAAGAGGGCGCATCTATTCAGGATATGA